GCAGAAAGTATGATTAAAGACCTTGCACAAAGAATGGAGACATTTGAAGATGAGTGACATACTCACAATGAATAAAAATTTGGTAGATGCAAGTGGTCGACCAATTAATATTCCGACGCTAGATGCAGTAGCAGTAGATGATATACCGATTGAAGAACGTGGTTTACAGTTGCCTGAGCCTAAAGGATACAAGATACTTTGTGCAATTCCCGATGCGGCCGAAACATATAAAGGTGGTATTGTAAAAGCAGATTCAACTAGAACTATAGAAGAACATTCAACTGTAGTTTTATTTGTAGTAAAAGTAGGTGACTTAGCTTATAAAGATGAGACTAGATTTCCTACAGGTCCATGGTGTAAAGAGGGTGATTTTGTTTTGACACGTGCATACGCAGGTACAAGATTTAAAATCCACGGAAGAGAATTCCGCATTATTAACGACGATACAGTTGAGGGGGTTGTTTTAGATCCTCGCGGCTACACTCGCGCATAAGGAGTAATATATGGCTGACGTAAAAGATGACGATATTGTATTTGAATATCCAGATGATGATGAAATACCAGGCAGTAAGTTACCTGAAGAAAAAGAAAAAAATGAAGTTAAAGTAGAAACAAAAGCAGACGACATTGATCTTGAAATTACAGAAGACGATATTCCCGTTGCTGATAGAGGTAAAGAACCTTTACCCCAAGAAAAAGTCGAAGAGTTAGAGAATGACACATTAGAAGATTATTCTGAACGTGTTAAACAACGTATGGCTCAGCTTAAAAAAGTTTGGCATGACGAAAGACGTGCTAAAGAATCTGCTGATCGTGAAAGACATGAAGCTATTAGGTTTGCTCAACAAATCGCTGACGAAAATAAAAAGTTAAAAACAACTTTAAGTTCTGGTGAAGCAACCTATATTCAAACTCTTAAAGAATCACTAGAAAAAGAATTCTCTATAGCTAAAAGAGACTACGGAGAAGCATACGATTCAGGCGATAGAGATAAGATTATTGAAGCACAAAGTAAAATGAATGACACCCAACTTAGGTTGGCTCAAGCAAATAATTATGTGACTCAGTTTAAAACTCCTTTACAAGAGCCTGAAAAAGATGTATATATACAACAAAATCAACAACCTTCATTTAAACCAGACTCTAAAGCTACGGCTTGGCAAGAAAAAAATGATTGGTTTGGTAAAGATGAAGAAATGACAAGCCTTGCATTAGGCTTACATGAAAAATTAGTTAGAAGTGGGATCAGTCCTACCTCTGACGAATATTACCGTCGTATAGATAGTACGATGCAGAAACGATTCCCAGAAAACTTTGGGGATGCAACGCTAGACGAGGACCAACCCGCCCAGCGCACTAAACCTTCGACTGTAGTTGCCCCGGCAACGCGTAGTACCGCGCCTAAAAAAGTACGATTGACGAAGACACAAGTAGCGTTAGCCAAGAAATTTGGTCTAACACCGGAGCAATATGCAAGAGAAACTTTAAAATTGGAGAACGCAAATGGATAATACAAGATTAGATCGTGAACAAGATACAAGAAATGATTTTCAACGTGCAGATAGCTGGAAACCTGCCTCACTATTACCTGAATTTAAAAAGGTACCAGGTTGGGCATACCGTTGGATTCGTACAAGTGTCATGAACGAAGCTGATAATCTAAATGTCTCTTCAAAAATGCGTGAAGGATGGGAACCCGTTAAATTAGCGGACCACCCTGAAATGAAGTTAATGGTCGACCAAAACAGCCGTTTTAAAGATGGTATTGAAATTGGCGGCTTATTACTTTGCAAGATCCCCGAAGAGTTTGTTGCACAACGTAAGGCTTATTATGCTACACAAGCAAAACAACAAGCTGATGCAGTTGACAACAACTTTTTAAAACAAAGCGATGCACGTATGCCTCTTTTCTCAGAGAAGAAATCTACGACATCCTTTGGTAAAGGTAATTAATATAAATATTTAAAGGAGATAATTATGGCGTATCCAACCATATCTGCTCCGTATGGCTTTAAACCAATTAACCGTTTAGACGGCTTACCATATGCAGGTGCTACACGTCAGTACCCTGTAACATCTGGTCAAGCAATTTATAACGGTCAACCGGTTGTTTTAGCTATCGGCGGCACAGTATCAGGCGATTCTGATTTAACACAAGGTAACATTCTTGGTGTTGCAGTAGGCGTTCAATACACAAACTCAACTGGTCAAACAGTTCAAGCGCAATACGCACCAGCTTCTGGCGTAACTAACGTTATCGCTTATGTTGTTGATGATCCATTTGCGGTATTTAAAGTTGCAATCACAGGTAATAACTCAACAATCACCGCTGCAGGCAGAAACATTGTCGGCACAAACGTTACAGGTATTGTTGGCACTCCTGATGATACAACTGGCAATGCAACTTCATCTATTTTTGGTGGTTCAGCTGCGGTTACAGCAACTTTCCCATTCAGAGTTGTAGATGTTGTTACAGATACAGCGACAGGTTCAAATGCGTTTGTAGAAGCAATTGTTAAAATTAACTTGTCACAACTATTATCAACAACTGGCAATGCTGCCGCTTAACTAGGAGAATAAAACATGGCTATTTCACGTGCACAGCTCCTAAAAGAGCTCTTACCAGGACTAAACGCACTATTTGGTTTAGAATATAAACGTTACGGCGAAGAACATAAAGAAATCTACGAAACAGAGACTTCAGAACGTTCATTCGAAGAAGAAACAAAACTTTCAGGTTTCTCAGCAGCACCAGTCAAAAACGAAGGCTCAGCAATCGCGTATGACAATGCTCAAGAAGCTTTTACTGCTCGATACAATCATCAAACTATCGCTCTTGGCTTCAGCTTAACTGAAGAAGCTGTAGAAGATAACTTGTATGACACACTATCAGCTCGTTACACAAAGGCTTTAGCTCGCGCTATGTCTTACACAAAACAAGTTAAGGCTGCTGCAGTTCTTAATAATGGCTTTACTGGCGGCGCAAATGCTGGCGGTGACGGCGTAGCATTATTTAGTACAGATCACCCACTTGTTAGTGGTGGTACAAACAGCAACACGCAAGCAACTCCAACAGACTTAAATGAAACAGCACTAGAAAACGCTGTTATTCAAATTGCTGCTTGGACAGATGAGCGTGGTCTTTTAATCGCTGCACAACCTCGTAAATTAATTGTTCCACCTAATAATCAATTCGTTGCAACTCGTTTGCTCGAAACTGAATTACGTGTTGGCACAGCTGATAACGATATTAACGCGATTAAAAACAACGGATCTATTCCAGAAGGTTACACAGTTAACCATTATTTAACAGATCCAGACGCGTACTTCTTAACAACTGATGTACCTAACGGCATGAAACACTTTGTCCGTACACCGTTATCAACCTCTATGGATGGTGACTTTGATACAGGCAACGTTCGTTACAAAGCCCGTGAACGTTATTCATTTGGATTCTCAGATCCACTTGGTATGTTCGGTTCACCAGGCGCTTAATTGTCGCTTAGTAAGTAATAAGTTAAACCCAGTTTCGGCTGGGTTTTTCTTTGCCTGTAATTCATGGTTTTCTCTATTCCACAGGCAAATCATTAGAGTAATATGCAGTTATACACACGGTGTGTATAAAATTTAAAAAAGGAAAAATATTATGTGGACAACTCCAGCAGCTACAGAAATGCGTTTTGGCTTTGAAATTACGATGTACGTAATGAACAAGTAATGATTATCGTAACAGACTGTTACTAAATTAAGGGGCTTCGGCCCCTTTTTGTGCTACAATGCTTTGAACTTAGGAGCCGTTATGCCAATCAAAGACGAAGCAGCACGTAAGGCCTATCACAAAGAATACCATGCAAAGTGGTATGAAGCCAATAAAGAAAAACGTCTCAAACAAATATCAGACTATGATAAATCCCAGCCTAAAGAGTGGCATCAAGTAAAAGGTCGTAAACACCATCTCAAAAAACGCTACAACATTACACAACAAGAATATGAAACTAAGTTAGCTAGCCAAGATTATAAATGTGCTATATGTGGTAAAGATGCTTCAGATAATAAAAGAGGCGGTAAATTAGACCCTCTACATATAGACCATTGTCACAAAACAAATAAACTAAGAGATCTTTTATGCCATCAATGTAATTCAGGTTTAGGCCAATTTAAAGATAATATAGAGATACTTCAAAAAGCCATAGATTACCTACATAAACACATGCTATAATACTTGCAAATAGTGCCATTTCCGGTATTATTTGGGAATCCGGGTTACCCGGTTTATTAGACTGTCCCGGCAGACGCATATACGACTAATAAATCTAACTTTATATGAAGGAAAATTATTATGGCAAGAACTACTTTTTCAGGCCCAGTGCGGGCTGGTTATCAAGGCGGAGACGCAAGCGCACAACAACCTTTAACCCCTGTTACTATTAATAATGGTAATGTAATCCCAGTTGATGAGGGAACGGCGGCTTCTGGTTTCTATTCACGTGTAATGCCAACCACAGGTTTTGGTTCAAGCGATTACACAGTTCCTGGTGAGGCTTTTTCTGTATTTGGACGTGTCCAATGTGGTGCTCCTTTTTCTGCAGCTCCTACTACTACTTTTAATCACATGGCGGGTACAGTAGGTGAGTTCGCAGTTATCGGTACATATAATAACTTTGGTCTAATGGCCGGTGTAATGGGTACTATTAATACCAATACTCTTTCAGGTGACGCTGCTGTTATGGCGTTTATGGATGGCGATTCTGGTGTAACTACCGCTCGTTGCGCTTATGGTGTTGCAATGGCTCAAACTACTGCTGGTTCTGGTTTTGAATACGGTATCGACCTAAAGATGCAAGACCCCGTTCTTGATGCTGGTGGCCCTTCTAGCGTTAAACCATACACTAAAGCTAATATCCGTATGGAAAATGACGTT